TGATTGACGCGATTAACGACATGCTTGCCGGTGGCAACACGGCGCAACTGTGGGAAAGGATGATATGAGCAAGAGACACCAAAGGGGACAATTCAGGGCGGCACCCCCCGCCCAAGCGCCGACAATCGACCGGGCAACACCGACGACCGACGGCTTCCTGAATCTGGCCGCAAGGATGGGCCTCCGGGCCGATACGGTCAATGCCGACGCGACTTATGTGTTCGACCTGCTGACCAAAAACCGGGTCAAGTTGGAAGCCATGTATCGCGGGTCGTGGATTGTGGGCGCGGCCATCGACTCGGTTGCCGAAGACATGACCCGGGCCGGGATTCAGATTAAGGGCAGCGACGACCCCGACCGCATCGAGAAGATGCAATCGGCCCTGAGCCGTGTTGGCGTTTGGGGCGCTCTACTCGACACCATCAAATGGGCGCGGCTTTACGGTGGGGCGCTGGCCCTCATCGTGATTGACGGCCAAGACCCGGCAAGCCCCCTCGACCCGGACACAATCGCCGTCGGGCAGTTCAAGGGCCTCAAGGTGTATGACCGCTGGCAGCTACAACCCGACTTGAACAATCTCGTTTCGGGCGGCATCGACGACGGCTTGCCTATGTATTACGACGTGGTTTCCGACATCACGACCGGCCAAGTCGGAAAGGTGCGAATCCACTACACCCGCGCCGTCCGCCTGATTGGCATTCAACTTCCGGCCTATCAGGCCATCGTTGAACAGCTGTGGGGCGAATCGGTCATTGAGCGCCTATATGACCGCCTCGTTGCGTTCGACTCCGCGACGTCCGGGGCCATGAACCTAATTCAGAAAGCGCACCTCCGCACCGTCCGAATCGACAAACTCCGCGAAGTGCTGGCAGCCGGTGGGCAGGCTGAGGAAAACCTGTTGCAGATGTTCCACCACATGCGGCACCTTCAAACGAACGAGGGCATTACCCTACTCGACAAAGAGGATGAGTTCGCAACGCACCAATACGGCTTCGGCGGTATCAGCGACATGATTCTGCAATTCGGCCAACAGATTTCGGGGGCGCTCGGCATCCCGCTGGTTCGCCTGTTCGGCCAAAGCCCGGCGGGCCTCAACTCGACCGGGGAATCCGACCTCCGCACCTACTACGACAACATCGCCGCGCAACAAGAATCCCGGCTCCGCGAGGGCATGGAGCGCATCTTGCGCGTGTTGCATCGCAGCCTGTTCGGCTCCCCGCCGCCTGACAACTTCGACTTTGACTTCACGCCGCTGTGGCAGACCTCGACCAAGGAGAAGGCGGACATCGCCGCCTCGGTGACGAACACCGTGGTTCAAGCCTTCGAGGCCGGAATCATCGACCAACCGACCGCCATGAAGGAACTGAGGGCGACCGCCGAATCGACGGCCGTTTTCACCAACATCGAGGAATCGGACATCGAGGCGGCCAAGATGGAACCGCCGCCCCCGCCCGTCGAGACTGAGGAACCGGCAACGGATAGCCCCAAGGGCCTATCTGAGCGCCTCATGGCATGGGTGAAGGGCAATGGCTAAGTTCGAGGCCAGCCGGGCGGTTGAACGGCGCTACGGGCTAATCTTGCGGCAAGTGGCCCGCGTCGTGGGCGCAATGGTCAACGCTCACGTCGATGGCCCGACCATCCGCAATCAGGAAAAGCTCAAGCAGCAACTCGAACTCTATTCGCAGTCGCTCGGGCCGTGGGCTGAGAAGGTGGCCGCCGACTTCATCCAGTCGGTTGACCGAAACAACAAAAAGGCTTGGGCGTCGCAGTCGAAAAAGCTGGCCGCCAAACTCAAGAACGAAATGGCGAACAGTAGCGTCGGCCTCATGGCGAAGCAACTGCAAGCGCAGCAAGTGGCCCTGATTCAGTCGCTCCCCCTCGAAGCAGGCTCCCGGGCGCAAAAACTGGCGCTTGAGGCCGCGACGGGCGGAAGGCGGGCGGATGAGGTGGCCGCCGAACTGGCCGACACGGAAGGCGTGACCGCGAACCGGGCGACCCTGATTGCCCGGACGGAGATTTCCAAGGCAAACGCGGCCATCACGCAGGCCCGGGCGGAATACGTCGGGGCGACGCATTACATTTGGCGGACGGCTGGCGATGGGGATGTTCGAGAATCGCACCGGGAGGTTGACGGCAAGATATTCGCATTCATGGCCCCGCCGACGCTATCCGACGGGATGACGGGCAACCCGGGCGAATTCCCAAACTGTCGATGCTTTGCGGAGCCAATCATCCCGGAATAAACTGATATTGTTTTACCGCTTGACATCGTGGAGAATGTCGAATATGGAAACAACAACGCCCAAATTATCGAACATGGCACCCGTCACCGGGCGCATGGTCAATGAGGAAAACGAAATCCACAACGTCGTGGATGACTACGGAATGCTCAAGACCATTAACCCGGAATCGGTGTATGTCCATGATGGCCGGGCGTTTAATTTCTCGTTTGTCGGCTCAATCTCAGGCGTGACCTACCTGCTTGGCCGCACGAACGGCAAAGTGGTTCATCTTCTCGGGTATCACTTGCAGGCCGCTTCGAACTCGGTGGTAGTCGAGTTTTTTGAGGCCCCGACCGTGACAAATGCAGGCACCGCCCAAACAGTCATTGCGCGGAACCGCGTGAATCCTCAAGAGGCTCACCTGACCGTGTTTTCAGGAACCACGGTTTCAGCCGATGGCTTGCTGTTGAACAAATCCAAGATATTCGCATCCGGTCAAGGCTCGAATAGGGTTGGTGGCGATACCACCATCCCGATTGAATGGTTGCTGAAACCGAATACCGATTACGTCTTCAAGCTGACCCCCGGCGGAACGACCGAAGTCACCGCCGACTTCACTTGGGTGGAAACGGAAGACTGATATGGCGACCTACAAGGGAATCGAGATTGACACCCGCCCGACGGAGGCAATGGCCGCTGAGGCTAAAAAGGGCCTCGAATGGCGCAAGGACAATTCCGGCGGAACGGACGTGGGCGTGGCCCGCGCTCGGGACATCATGAACCGCCGCAATCTGTCGCTCGACACCGTGAAGCGCATGCACTCATTTTTCGCCCGGCACGAAGTCGATAAAAAGGCCCCGGGCTTTCGCCCCGGCGGCGACGGCTTCCCAAGTGCTGGCCGCGTGGCTTGGGCGCTATGGGGTGGCGACCCCGGCCAATCATGGGCGCGGAACATTGTCGAACGCATGGAGGCGGCGGATAATCGCGCAAAGGACTCCGCAATGAAACGATACTATTCGACCGCACAACTCAGCGACCGAATCAGCGAGACCCCGGAGGGGTTCCTGATTTGCGAGGGCGTCCCCATTACTCGGGCGGGCGACCTGCTTTACAACCCCGGCGAAACGCCCGTCACCCCCGGAAAGGGCGCGACGGTAATCAGCCGGACGGTGGAAGACATCCATGACCCCGCGACGATTGCATCGTTCGAGGGAAAGCCTGTGACCATCAATCACCCGGACAACTTCGTGACCCCGGAGAATTGGCGCGAACTGGCCGTTGGCATTGTGCAGAACGTCCGCCCCGGCGAAGGGGAAGATGACGACAAGCTGCTTGCTGACCTGCTGATTACAGACCGCGAGGCGATTGCAGCGGTGAAATCGAAAAGGCTTCGTGAAGTATCATGCGGTTACGAAGTTGAGTATGTCGAGGAAGGCCCGGGCCGGGGACGGCAAGAGGGAATCATCGGCAACCATGTAGCATTGGTGACATCCGGGCGGTGCGGTTCGGAATGTGCCATTTTTGACCACGCACCACAAAAGGAGAAACATCCCATGAGTATGAAAGAGAAAATCATGGGGGTTTTCGGGAAAGCCTTGGATGAGGCCATGACCGAAGAAAACCCTCCGGCTGGTGACAAGGCTGTTGATTATGGTGCCGCACTCGACGCCATCATGAAACGCCTTGACTCCATTGAAGCCATGATGACCAAAAAGGAAGGCGATACCGAAGGCGAAATGCCCAAGGATGAGGAAGGCGAAAAGCCTGCTGATTCTGAGGGTGGCGAAGCTGAGGCCGCCGCCGCTGAGACTGACCACACGCCCGAAGAAATGACGGCGCTTGAGGCCCGTCTTGTGACCATTGAGAAGATGCTTGCCAAGCTGGCTGGCCTCGAAATGGCAGAAGGCGAACTCGAGGTCGGTGACGAAGAAGCGGAAGCGGAAGTCGAGGTCAATGCCGATATGTGCAAGGACGCCGACACCATCGCCCGCGCTGAAATTCTCGCACCCGGCATTCGCAAGACCGCCGACGTCAAAGCCAAAGCCCTCAAGGCCGCATACGCGACCGAAGACGGCAAAAAGGCCATTGACACGCTGTTGGCTGGAAAGGCTTTTGACTCCGCCGACAAAGACCTGTTGTTCGTTGGTGCATCGGAACTGCTGAAAGGCATCCGTCGCAGCAACTTGCAAACCCGCGTTTCTCTCGACTCGCTCCCCGGAATGAAAGCCGGTGAGATGACGCCTGAGAAAATCAACGAAATCAATGCCGCACGTTTCGGCAGAAAGTAAAGGAGAAAGACCATGACTAGCATTCTTTATCGTGCATCGTCTGGTGTTGCCGGTGACGTGACGCGCCCCGATGACACCGTTGTTGAATCCGGCCTGCTGAATGCAGCCGCCGCCCCTACCGCTTTTGGCGCTCCCGTCAAAATCGTATCGGGCAAGTTCGAGAAAATCGCGGCATCCGACGCCGCAACCGTGTTTTACGGCATCCTGTCCCGTGTTGCCCCAAGCATCGCTGGCGACCTGACTCAGACTTACGCGGGTGGCACTCCGAACGCTGCTTCCGTGCAGGGCATCGTCCGTGAAGGCTACGTCAACGTGGTTTGCACTCAAGGCACTCCCGCCCGTGGCGGCCAAGTGTTCATGCGTGTGACTGCTGACACCGGCAAAGCGGTTGGCGACCTCGAAACCGCCGCCGACTCGGGCAAATGCGTCGCGCTGACCGGCGTGACATGGGCCGTTGATGGGAAAGATTCCAGCAACGTGACTGAAATCCGCATCGCTTAAGGGGCATCAACATGAAGACCAAAACCTTTGACTCTACGTTGGCGTATTTCGTCAACCAACTGGATAACCTCGACCGCAAGTTGTATGAGCCTCTCTACAACGTGACTTGGGGCCGTGACATTAACCTCCGCACCGGCATCACGATGGCGAACGAATCGACCTCGTTCATTCGCTCGAACATCGGCGGCATCGGCACTCAACGCGCCCAAGGCAAGCCTTGGATTAGCCCCAACACGACTACGCTTCCCG